CTCTCAGTTTCATCAACCTTCTCATTCTCATTCGCAACGTTCACGTTGGGTTTGTCGGTGCTCTCGTTAGCTCTTACGCCTGGTCCGTAGAGACTGCTGCTGCCGCGGTGGACTCGTTCTGGGCGCGTTACGCGAGCACGTACAGTTTGCTGTGGCCTCAAGAACTACCGTTCTGGCACCCGCGCTGTATCGCCAGCCTCTACTCCACGACCACCGTCTTGGACGATTTTAAGGCGACGCTCACTTACCCATACCCCACCCGGTTCGTTTGCGGGTTTTCCCACGACATTGCTACCTATGCAGTTGTGTTCACTTTTGTGGCGCTTGTTTTACTGGGGAGTTACGTATTGTACTCTCTACTTTGGCATGCGTTGGGATTCGGAAATCCCATCGGATTTTATTGGTCTACGCTCGTGGCGCACCCTTTTAAGACAGCTGTACCTGTATCTGCTGATCTTCTGCGCCCTGCTTTTAACGACCTGACACTGCGCCCGCCGGCGCCGATTCCGAACCACACTCACCCCGTCCAGGCGTCCCTGCGCGCTGCTGTTACAATGGCGATTCGATCGCTGGCAGCCTCCGCAGGTCTCGTACCATATTTCGTCCAACGCTCCCGCTCTGACAACAGGAAAGGGCTTGAGGGCTGCGAAACGGTGGTATGGAGCAAAGATGCCCACCGCGCGCCAGTCGCGTTTGCCCCCCTGTTGCACCACATGATAGCATTCGTCGACACGTCCGATTATGTCGACTTGAATTTGGTGCTCAGTTATGGTCTGACCGTTGTGCTGTACACGGTCGTAACCTCCGCTGCTGCCAAGGTCACCACGGAGTACTCTTACACGTATGATGCAGATGGATGGCTCATCTTCAACGTGAAGGGTGGCGCCCGCTATAGACAACTCCCCTGGGATCTTGGGGTTGACATGGCAACGGCGATTGCCTACTCACCAAACGGCTTGCGCCTGGTGAAGACCGTATTTAACGTCGACAGGAAGTTTGTCGACGCTGACCACCAACTTATCCTTTTTACGCCCATGGCGCAATGGAAGTTCCCGCTGTTCGATCTTAACAAGCGAATCAACTGCCCACTGCTGCGCCTGGATGTCGTTAAGGACGGCTGGGCTCGCCTGCGTGTTCTCGGGGGAGAGGACATGCCGCATGTAGTCAGCACAGCACGCGTTGGCCGATACTTGGCCGCCAACGTCCCCGTCGACGTGGATGACGCACTGGCTGAAACTGCCGGTCTGTCCAAGAATGCCCTTCAGGCGTCGACGACCCAGACCATTACTAAGTTGCCCGCAGTAGAGAGCTCCGTTCTTACGAGCTACCATCGAGAGCTGGCGCCCGAGACAATCGCGACGACCTACGTCGTCGAGGAGTCCGTCGTGCGCTACCAGCATGCGAGCACTTACCAAGCTGAGGCCGAGACACTGCTCGAGCCTTTCATGACGCCGTTAGGCCCGGACTGCTATCTGCCCCAGGAATCGGTGGGCAATCGCCGGGTCGCAGTCGGGACCAGGATCCAGAAGAACGTTAGCAGCATCACTGAAGTGAGTGCGCAACTGGAGATGGCCCTTGGCGAGGCGCGTGACCATATCATTAATACCATAGGCAGGCATACCTTGTTCCCTCTTTGTGAGGACGAGGTGAGGGCTTGCCAACCGACTCCTTCGCAGCAGCACATTTTGGACACCGGCGCACTGGTGGCCGAGCTGCTCGACTCGGAGGCGCCGATCCGCGCCTTCGAGAAGGCCGAACCGGCCCAGAAGGTTGCAGCGCCGCGCATCATCAGCCCTGATGATTCAGCGCATAAGCTGCTTTGGTCCCGCTTCATGATTCCGCTGCACAGGGCTATGGTGCAGCATTTTGGAGTGGACGGTGAAGGGTGGTACGCCCCAGGCATGACTCCCGCGACGATCGCGGCGAGGGTAGCCGAGGTGTGCGAAGAGCAGCAGACTGTGACTATGGCTGATGGCGACAAGTTCGATAGCTCTATGAGCCCCGTGGAGAGGGCATGGGAGCAAAGCGTGTTCTTTGGAGTGTTCCACCCCAGCACGCATTCGGAACTTGAGAAAGGCGCCAAAGCTAGCCACTGCTGCCCCGTAGTGTTTGGGAGCGTCGTGTACGAGCAACTTTGCGGCCGAGGATCTGGGTTCGCCGATACCACTGTGGGTAACACCTTGTGGAATTGGGCGAAGGACTTCGCAGCTGCGCGCACGGAAAGACTGCCTATCGGGTTTCGCTTGGAGCGAGAGGCCCGTGCCCGCTGCGGTATTTACATGGGAGATGATAGCTTGTGCCGCTATATCAACAAGGAGCATCTTATCGCAGTCGGGGCAGCATTGGGCCTCGTCCTGGAGGTTGAAGAGGTTAGCGAGGGGGAAGATGGTGTGAACTTCATCTCGCGCTTCTACAGCCGGTACGTGTTCCGTGGTGATCCGTCATCTACCTGTGACTTGCCCCGCATCGCGTCGAAGCTCCACGTGGCTCCGAAGATGCGCAGCGTGACCGACATGTCCCCCAAGCAGAAGCTGGTGCAGCGCTGCCTCGGGTTGAGGCTGTCCGATCGCAACACCCCCCTGATCGGCGACTATGCTAACGCAGTCATGGTCGCCTGGGGTGCACCTGCAACCGTGAACACTGATTTGGCAGGGTACTACGCTGAGCTGGACAAGGGCTCGCAGTTCCCCAACGAGAATGTCAACGGGTGGATGGAAGACTTCTGGATGAAGCGCCGCCCCGATTTGATGCTCGATTTGGTGCCGGGTTTTCTGAGCGACTGCGCGTTCGATCGCGAGAACTTGCTCAACCCGCCACGCTTTTTCAGGCCCACGCCCGTTGTTACCCCCCCGGAGATGGTTACCGATGTGCCATCGACGGTTGCCGGCAACCCGTTCGCCCCGTTTACCACTGTGATGCTGACCCCTGATGAGAGAGAGGGGATCAGGAACGCGATAGTGGAGACGGCTAAGGCGGCGGCCGATGAGTCCGTTGTGAACAACAACAACGCGACGGAGACGCCCAAGCCGAAGACGACCGTTGAGCTACCGCCCGGTTTGTCAGGCAATTGCCAAGATTGCAAGAAGTCTTTTCTTGCCCCTTTGCTGAGCATGCCGCAGCGTGCGAAGCTTGAGGAGGGGAAGCCGTTCCGGTGCAAGTCATGCGCCGCGGAGGCCAAGAAGATTTACTCAGCGAGTCCTGCTGGCATAGCGCAAGCCGCTTTTGACGCGACACCCGAGGGTAAGGCTGCTACCGCGGCCAAGGCCGCGGCGCGCAAGGCCAAGCGCACTTGAGGCCCTTCCGGGGTACGGTTTTGCACGTTGAACCTTTAATCAATGTGCCCTGGGTGCCAAGTTGTAGTCATCCAACTGCTTGTTCCGGTCGCACCGGTAGATCCGAAAATCCTTTTTCGAGACAGTTTATTTGAAACGATGAACAACAACAACAACAACGATGGACCCCGTCGTGATCGTCGTGCTAAGCGCGGTCGCGGCGGCAGTACAACTCCTGGTGGTGGTGGTCAGCCACCTCAGAAGAAGCAGAAGACGCAAGGCCAGAAGCGCCGCCAGCGCAACCGCAGGCAGCAGCGCAGCGGACGAGCCATGTCTTCGAGGGGCGGCGCAGGCGAGCAGTCATATGCTGCGTCTGCGTACGCGACGGGACAAGTCGGGGAGGCGCCTACAGTCGTCGCCACCCGAGAGACCTGCCGCGTCACCCACAGGGAGTTCATTGGGAACGTCACCGGAACAGTCGCGTTCACCATCGCCCAGGCTCTCGCCATCAACCCCGGGATTGCCGCAACTTTCCCGTGGCTGTCAGTGATTGCACAGAATTGGGAGACCTACCGGTTTCGCAAGCTCCGCCTGTGCTATTACACACGGACCGGCACCAACGTGCCCGGATCCGTCATCATGGCTCACGACCCAGACGCGAGCGATCCTGCGCCGGCATCCGAGCAGATCATGACCACCTACGAGCTCTGCGTTGAAGACGCGCCGTGGAAGGACATCATGATGGTCTTCAGCCTACTTGGCATGAACGACATTGGGCCCCGCAAGTTCGTGAGGACTGCCGCGCTCGCCGCGAACCAAGACATCAAGCTGTACGACAGCGGGAATGCATTCGTGGCAACAGTCGATGGCACGGCCGTTAGCTGGGGGAAACTCTGGCTGGAGTACGACATTGACTTCTTCACACCGCAGCTGCCGCCACTTGGCGCTGCACTGGTGCTTGGTGGCCAAATCGTGGGTGCGGGTGCGTTCAGCGCCGCGAACCCCCTTGGCGCTGCCCCCGTCGCAGACGCGCAGGCAGTTGGCATTTCGGCAGACGCGCTGTCCAATGTCACCTTCACCAACCCCGCCACCTACCTGGTTCAGTTCAGTGTGGTGGGTACAGTGGTTAGCGCCCTCACCATCACGGCGGGCGCAAACGCGACTGCCACCGCGGTCGCGGCCACTGTGGTCAACGGAGCAGCGACCATCGCATCCGTGACCTACAGCATCGTGACGACGGCCGCCAACGCGACAATCGCGCTGGCCGCCACCGCAACCACCATCACCGCAGGAATTGTGCGTGTTGGTGTCGTCCCGACGCTGTCGCTGGTCTGAAAGGCCAGCGCCGCCTAGGCTCCGGCGAGATAACAATGCGAGCCCCCGAGGGAACGACCACCGTCTAGTACCCCCCTTCTTTTACTTCTATTCTTTGAAAGTCCGTTCCATATGCGCCGGACGAGTATCACCATAAACAACCAAAG